GGGGGTGTGTAGCATCATGACAAATTGCCCCTGGTAGCAGTTGTTAATGTCAGTGCTAGTCGTGCTGCCGTTGACTGCTAGCTTGTTGAGGTAGTAGCCACCAACAGGGCCTTTGGCAATTTTGTACATGTACTTTCCCTGCCTTGGAAATTGTAGCTTTGCCTGACCCGCACCGCCTTGGATTGGATGGTCAACGGTGGAACCATGGTCCATCCACTCCTGGACATTGCCGACCGCAGTGCCCATTTGCCCGATAGGGTCAGTGGCGTCCCGCTCGACAAAGCCAATGATGCGGCCACCGCATGAGTATGGCAGCGAGGGATCAAGTTCAAACTTGATGCTGCTAAAAACATACTGGTCGTACATGGCAGCAACGTCAGAAAGGCGGGTGCCAGGAGCGATCAATTGCGGATGCAATGGGATAAGCGCGAGAATTTGTCCGGCGACATTTTGCCCTGAGTTGGCCAGTGAGAGATTTGGTGAAATTTCAGTGACGCCTGTGACTGTGCCGCCATTCATGGTGAGACCTCTCATGGTCATCTTATTCCTTTTTGAGCCTTCTCTTGGGCGCACGCCGAGGAACCCGGGCAGGGGCAAAGCCTTGATTCTTCCTTTTAGGTTTTTGCCTCCTTTGGGCCCCCCTTTTCCGAGTGCTTTTGGCACCGCGATTTTGACGTTGACCTTTGGTTTGCGCGACTGCCTTGCGGCGCGTCGATTTTGTTGTTTGTGTGATCTTGACGACATGCTTAATTGCTGAGTCAATAATTGCTGGAATTGCCAGTGCTAGTGCTTGTGGTAGAAACTTTCTTCTAGGCATATTAACGAATTTGTCGGATCGTGAGCTATCCGACAGGCTGCTCACTGCCAATTTTTGAATGCCTTCTCCCACTCATCTTCTTGAAATTCAGAAAGTGCTCTCTTTTGCTCAGGTGTTAGCTTCGCAATCGCTTCCAGTTCATCAATATCCAAGTCCTCACCACCTGACTCGAAACCAAAGTAGAGGCGAGCAAGAAATCTATCGTTCAC